CGAACGTCTTACCTGAACCTAGTGGGCCGATTATCGAGCTAACTCTGGCTTTGCTTGCACCATAAGCAGCAAGAACAGCGCCCTGCGGTTTCATGTGAATATGGAACTCAGCCATTATTCCAACTCACTACCAGTTAGGTTTTTAATAATTACCGTTTTCTCAGTATCAACTTTGCCAGAGTGATCGAGCTTTAATAATTCGCCGTATTTTTTAGGTAACTGTTTACCGCAACGCCATTTAATCGTATCAACGATTAATTTGTGAGCCTGAACATAAGCGCTTGTTCTGCGACTTTCTTCGTCTTCAGCGGCAACAGAAATAAGCGAGCTTCTTGCTTCATCCAGCGCTTCTTCAAATAAAACTTCAGTTTGTAATTCTCTCGCGAGCGCGTACTGTTCCCGAAACATACGTTTATCATCAGGAGAACTTTCTAATCCACCTTCAGAAATCCAGCGCATTACTGTTGTTATTGCTGGCATATGAGTCAATCTGCAGATAGAACGAAGACTTTCACCTTCAATCATTCGCATTAGTATTTCTTCAACAACTTCAGGTTGGAATATCGAAGGACGACCACCAAACATAAGACCGAAGCCTTTAGCTGGTTCATCAACCAATTCACCTTCAAGAACTTCAGCTTCTACCGTAGCAACAGCTTTTTTCTTAACGAGCTTTTTTTTAGCTTTCTTCTTAGCGACTTTCTTCTTAGCCGCTTTCTTCTTAGCAATCTTTTTTTTAGCCATGATTAAGGCTTACTGCTTATTTAATGCAGCGAGTTCCATTAGCTTTAATTCGCCTTGCAGGTAATAAGTAACCTCTTTACCGTAGCTTTTAGCGTAATCAACCTCAGCATTAATCCCTACAGAGTTCTCGTAACCATCTAGCATTAGTACAGCTACTGAATCACAAGCATCTAAATACGGGAAACATTGCCCCCGCCAAAACTCCCAGTTGAGAGGAAGCTCACCATGTACTGCATGCACTGTATGGCCGTGAGCAATTGGAGAGAACACTGCCTCCCCCGTCGCAAGCATTAATCGACCAGCCGCAAGCGCAGCCTGTGTTGCACGCAGTTCACGTATTGCTTCGTCCTCATGGGTGTAAGGGCTAGCGAGATAAATCATTTGATTGAATTCTCGCCTTCATCTGCTTCTACAGACTTTTCACAATGGTTCTTATCAATCGGGTGCAAGATGTACTTACAGATAAACGTACATACAGGACATTTCCCCGCTCGAACTTTCTTTCCGAATACAGAACTTAATGTTTCATCCGGATCGCCAAAGCCATCAGCAAACAAACCAACAAGCACGTTTAAGCCCTGGTCAATCCAGACCAGCAAGTTCCACGCAGTCTTTCTGATTCGCTTAAATAGCTTCTTAAGGGTTTCAAGCATAATTATCACCAATGGTTAAACGAAAAAAGCCCTGCTAAGAAATCCTAACAGGGCTAAATAAATGAGTTACTTTTGTAATTTTGGGTAATATTAGTGATATGAGTCAGGTGCAGCAACAACTTATTTTGTTAAAAAGTTAATTATTTCGCTTGACATACTTGACATTAATTCTTCTGGTAGTATCCTGATGGTAACAATCGGTAACAAACAGAAACATCTAAACATTCAAAGTAACTATATATAAGGAGTAAGACCAAATGACTAGCGAGCTAACAAAATCTTTAATGGTAGGTAAGGCACTAGAAATATACGAACGAATGAACGAAGGGGATAAGTCAGTTATTAGTTTTGGTATGACTCCATCTTGGGCTGTTGGTGAGCTTGAAGACTTTATGGACGGATTTGAATATGAGTCCAGAGATTTATCTTTAAGTTTTATGGAAGTAGCAAACATGCCGGGCAATAAAGCGCTGGTAGTTTAATTTATTTTTTACTAATGCTTTTTCGCTGAGAGAGCATTGTTAAAACAACAACAACCTAAACAGGAGCACCAAAGATGAATGGATCAACAGAGCCAGAAATATATAACCCAGCAATGAATGACAACAGGTTTGAGGATGAGCTTATTAACATTCCTGAATTACTTGCTACAGCCAATGATTCGGATCTTGAGTATCTGGAGTATACAGCTAATCGACCTATGTTCTCTTTGGGTAATCGTGAGGAAGTTAAAATGCAAAAGCAAATGACTATCAGTGAAGTGTTGAATGTGTTCCTAGATGCAAAGCAAGACTCTAAAGCAGAAGACTGCCCCCCAGCCGACACTTGGTATGCCAGATGTTTATGTGAAGGCTCTCGAGGTAATGTGATTAGAGTGTTCCCGTTCGAGTCACAACACGACGCGCGCAATTGTGTTGGTTTTAAATTTGAAGTTTAAAAAGTAGCAGGCGCCCATTTTTTTGGGTGCTTGCTACAACTGCTCTCTGGAGAGAATTATGTTTACATCAGACACAAAGAAAACCCCGTTCACCAATCAAGATATTGCCAACATTGAAATATTCGACAAAGTTCAAATTGAGTCAGGTATGGGCGGCGTGTTCAATGCTTATGTTGCTGAAATCGATGATGAATTTTTTCATATCAAAATAACAAACAAAGATCATGAGCACACACGAACAGTTCCGAAAGAAGAAGCTCACAACATCTTTATAACATTAGAGGCAGCGTAGTGATTAATGTAAACAGTTATTTTTCTGGCGCTGGCTTAATGGATATTGGGTTAATGGAGGCTGGCATCAATATAAGCCAAGCCTTTGAGTTAGATAAAAACGCATGCAAGACATATCAATATAACTTAGGCGATCACATCAAGCGATGTGATTTAGCTGAAGAACTGGTTTTAGAACAAGATAGCTGTGATGCCATGGTTTTTACGTACCCTTGCACAAAGTACAGCACAATAGCCGATATTCATAACGTAAGAACAGGTGATGATTTATTCCTGCACTCTTTACGTCATTTGGCCATTGCAAAGCCAGAGGCTTATGTTGTTGAGAATGTACCTGGTATGCGCGCCTTCCCTGTTGTGATGGAAGCTATGACAAGGTTGCCTGATTATCATATACAAACCTTCTGCCCTATAAAGTCAGAGCACTGGTTGCCCCAGCGTCGAGATCGTTTAATTATTATCGGTACCCGCAAGAACTTCAAAGTTAGGCCACCAAAGAATACAAGAGCAATATCCCTGAAGGAAATCTTAGAAAAAGATCCCGATATAACTGTACCAGCATCTATTATGAGTCGCATGAACGGCGAATATAGAGATTTACCTATTATCTCAGATCCGAACAATGACGATCTTGCCCCGACTTGCGTGGCACATTATGCAAAAGATAAAAGCACGCGCCTTGTTAAAGATGATCGCTTTGCCATGGGTGTTCGCCCGTACACTGTGCTCGAGTTCGCGAGATTGCAAGGCGTTCCAGACTGGTTCACGTTCCCGGTATCTAACACAGCAGCATACATGCAAATAGGTAACGGGGTTTCTATTCCTGTAGGTCGATGGATAGGTGGAGAATTAAAGCGATACTTCAATATTTCATTAGCCAAAAAGAACAGCAAAAATAAAAACCAATTAAAATTATTTTCAAATAGTTTTCAGGTGGCATAATGAATAACTTAAACTCTAATTATGACTTTACAGCAACTAAAGACACAAGAATTACAACCGAGTATTGCGCAACCTTATCTGGTGCAATAGCTGAGGCGAATGAGTATATCGCACTTGGCTGGAAAGTTGACTATGTAGCGAACAGTAAAACAGGTAAGATTGAAAAAACATTTTAGGAGAGAACTATGAGCAAAGAAAAACTTGAAAGTGATATGAAAAGATTTGACGACTGGGAGCTTATACCTCAAAACTACTTTGACGATATGGGTAAAGGTCTGGAGAAAGACTTAAAGGCCGAGCTGCGTTCACAGGTTGATGATATGTTTATGCACCTAACCACATCAATGTACCAACACTCGAACACCGCTTTCCTGGTATGGCTTGAAGAACTTATTCAGAACGCCTTTGTATCTCTAACCTTCAATGATTCAGGAAGAATAGAGGTTCACTGCTCTTTAATCCCAGACGACTACGATAAGCAGTTTATTGTAAAAATGCAGCTTGATGATGAAATAGAGTCATACTTAGGCATGGAAGATGATGATAGAAAGCGTATGGCTGCCGCACTTCGCGAGGCGGCAGACAGGCTTGATCCCTAGTAGAAAGAATTTATTTTAACCGCCATCCTTGGCGGTTTTTTTATTTTCACCCTGTAAACTTACGTGTAATTTCAAGCTCTTTTGCTCTTTCCTCCATTAGTGGTCGCAGCGTATCCATAACAAGCATTAAGGTTGCTTCAGAGTTTT